GAAGGTATAATAATGAATAGTAGTGGTCCAACTGGATCTAATGGAACTTTATTAAGTGGTTCTTTAGATAATGTAAGAATTGAAACTACTAACGTAAATACAACTAATGGAACTTTTACTTTACTTGTTAGACAAGGAAATGATACATCAATACAAAAATCAATACTTGAAACTTTTTCTAATTTATCATTAGACCCAAATTCGAATAATTATATTGAAAAAAGAATTGGAAACCAATATAAAACTATCATACAAGATCCTACTACATTAGAATATTATATTCAATTACAAGGAAATTATCCAACTCTTTCAAATTTTATTCGTGTTAAAGAAGTAATAACTCCCACAATTAATTATTTAAATAATAATGGAACTCTTTCTAATCCTTTATTCCTAAATTATCTCCCACTAAATCAAAGTAGTTCATTTGGGGATGGTAAAGGTTCAATTATTCCAACGGGTATGGCGGGTAATTATTATGAACAAATCACAGACAATAATATTCAAGGTTTAGATCCAACAAATTATACTCCATCAATTTCATTATTAGCAAATAAAGAAGCATTTAAATATAATTTAATTACTGCCCCTGGTTTAATTGCTGACCCTAGTTCATCTCCATTAAGTACAGCAGTTGTTAATCAATTAATAAATGTAGTATCAACTCGAGGAGACTCTATGGCTATAATTGATATAGCTAAATATGGAGAAAATTTACTCCCAGTAATAAATAATGTAACATCACAAGATACTTCATTTGCGGCAACATATTGGCCTTGGCTTAAAACTATTGATCCTGATTATATTACTAATGTGTGGGTGCCTGCATCTACTATGATGCCTCGAGTATATGCTCAAAGTGATAACATGAGTTACCCTTGGTTTGCCCCTGCAGGTATTAATAGAGGAAGATTAACTACCGTTACACAGGCTGAAAAAACATTAACTCAAGGTAATAGAGATTTACTTTATCAAAATAATATAAACCCTATTGCTTCTTTTTCTACCTCTGGAGGAAATATGATAGTAGCATTTGGACAAAAAACTTTATATAAAAAAAATACATCATTAAATCGTGTAAATGTAAGACGTTTACTAATTGAATTAAAAAATTATATTTCTCAAGTAGCAGATAATTTTGTATTTGAACAAAATACATCAAAAACTCAAGAAAGTTTTCTTTCTTTAATTAATCCTTATTTAAGTATTGTTCAATCTCAAGAAGGGTTACAATCATTCCAAGTAATAATGGACAGTACTAATAATACACCAACAACTATAGATAATAATCAATTAATTGGTCAAATATATTTACAACCAACTAAAACCGTTGAATTTATTATATTAGACTTTAACATACTCCCAACAGGGGCAAGTTTTTCTTAATAATAATATGTTTTAAAAAAAAATTTAATATTTATAATAAAAAAATAAAATGGCAACTTTTACAGTATCACCAGGTGTATCAATTAGTGAATTAGATAGAACATTTTTAACTGGACAGCCCTCTCAAGCGGGTGCGGCTATTATAGGTCCAACAGTTAAAGGTCCTTGGGAAACTCCAACAATAGTAACTTCATATTCCCAATATGTAGGGTTATTTGGAGATTCTTTTATAAGTGGGGGGGTAAGTTATTCATATTTAACTTCAATTGCAGCATATAATTACTTTAATTATGGAGGATCTTCATTATTAGTATCTAGAGTAGCAAGTGGATCATTTACACCAGCTACTTCTTCTGTTAAATCATCCACATCATTAACATCGGCTGCAATAAGTGTAGATTTAACATATATTTCTGCAAGTTTAGCAGCTACACCAACTTCACCCCAATCATTAAACATAAATGGTATAACTTTATCTTATTCCGGTTCTACAACTACACCTACAAACACATCAACAACAATTTATATTAATACAAGTTCATTTGCTAATTCAACAGCAGCATCTTATGTAGTTTCTTCTTCCGCAATTTTAGCATTTAGTAGTTCAATAGCTTTATATTCTCCATCTTTACAATTTATAAGTTCAAGTAATTCTTCTCCATTTTTAGTATTAACTTCAACTAACCCTAACGGATTAACAGGAAATTCATATTATGTAACATCTGGTTCTACAACAACATATTTTACTGGTGGAACTAATATATCATCATTTACTTTAGAAACAATTTCTGAAGGTATAATAATGAATAGTAGTGGTCCAACTGGATCTAATGGAACTTTATTAAGTGGTTCTTTAGATAATGTAAGAAT